AAAGTACTGGATGTTAATGGTTGACAAAAACCTAAATAAGCACTATAATATATAATAGGAGTTGTAAATGAAATTAAGATATAGTGAAGCATTTTATAGTGTTCAAGGTGAAGGACGTTTTGTTGGCGTACCTTCTGTTTTCTTGCGTACATTTGGTTGTAACTTTCGTTGTATGAACTTTGGTTTAGACAAGCACCCTAATAGAGCAGAAAAAGCAGAACAAGGTATTAAGTATAATCCAGAAGTAAAAGCACTTCTTGATGACGGGATTTTAGACAAGGTAAATAAATTCGAGGATTTGCCTATTATTCACACAGGCTGTGATACGTATGCAAGTATATATCCTGAATTTAAAAAGTATATGAAAGACCATACAGTCGACGAAGTAGTTGATTATGTATTGAGTCTTACTCCACAAGGTAAGTGGACAATGGATAATGGACAGGATGTTCATTTTATTCTAACAGGCGGTGAACCTCTGCTAGGGTGGCAAAGGTTATACATGGATCTATTTAAACACCCTAAAATGGGAGATCTTAAAAATGTTACATTTGAAACAAATACAACGCAACCTCTTAGAGATGATTTCAGAGAGTGGCTCAACAACGAAAGATCATTTCATATCACTTGGTCGTGCAGTCCGAAACTTTCCGTTAGCGGAGAGCCTTGGGATACTGCTATCAAGCCTGATATTGCTAGGCAGTATTTTGATGTACCTAATAGTAGTATGTATTTCAAGTTTGTTGTGGCTACCGAAGAAGATGTGGATGAAGTTTCCAAAGCGGTTGAAGCGTACCGTAGCGAAGGAATCGATGTTCCGGTCTATGTTATGCCGCTTGGGGGTAGGTCGGAAGAATACAAACTCAACACTAGAGGAGTCGCAACATTGGCAATGGAGCGAGGTTGGCGCTATACACCCAGACTACACGTCGACATCTTCGGAAATGCATGGGGAACATAAACAAGAAACACTAGATGAAAAAGCAAGAAAGGCAGGACTATAATGTTAGATAAACTTAAAAAAATGTTCAACAAAAATCATGTTCCTGCTTCTGTATCAAAACACGAAGGAACTGATGCAAAAGCAGAGGCAACAAAAAAGAAAGAGCCTTACGTAGCAGTTCTTAACGTAGAAATGAAAGACAATAATCCACGTAACGGTTTCTTTGAACTTGACTGGAATGAATACTTTGTTCGTGAACTTAGACTAAACGGCTATCAAGGTGATAGCGAAGAAGAAATTGTTGACGCATGGTTTAAAGAATTGTGTGGTAATGTTGCACAAGAACAAGGTGTAGCAAGTCCAGAAACTAAGATGGGTGCTGGTTTTGTAAACACAAAAGATATAGGAAACGGTAAGACAGAGGTTAGTTAATGCTACAAGTTTGGAAAAGTATACACCCACTAAATGAATATGCTCCTACATGGAATATTCCTTTTTGGAATGCTGTATATCCTAAGCCTGAAGAGATTGATTTTATTAGAAACTGGTTAATCGATAACGAAGAAAAACTTATAAAGACATTAAAGAAAGACAGTGGCGGCGATGACGGTGGTACAGGACTAGGTGAAAACAGTCTTACTGCTCAGTACAGTGCATACAATCTTTTTCAAATTACACAAAATATTCCACAGTTTATGAATTTGTTAAATTGGATTAAAGAACAGTATATAGAATACATGAACAGTAATAGCACAACTGTAAGAAACTTATATATGTTTAGTTGGGCAAACGTTGTACACAAAGGCCAACCTATTACACAACACGGTCATGGTGCACAAAACTTTTCTTACCTAAGTGGTAATATTCATCTTGACAAGTATGATACTCAGACTATATACTACTGTCCAGTAGATGAACAAGTTAAGGTAGGTTTTGAAAACGTGAAAGGTGGACTTACATTTTTTCCTAGTTATGTATTACATAGTGTACCTGAACACAAGCAAGATAATAAACGAGTAAGCATTGCATTTGATTTATACGATCATGGCTTTGCTCCAATGGATGATTTAGATAAAGCAGTTCAACTCAAAACAGTAGGATACTAATGGTAAAAACTATAAAAAAGCAAAGCAGATATAAAAAAGAAGATTACCAAGTACTTGCCGATTGTATCAGATCAGATCAATTAAGTGCAAAGCAGGTACACGAAACTATGGTATACAATCCCGACTTTGCTAAATGGTATAAAATGAAATATTTGATGAGGAAATAATGACTTATATTCTTGTAGACACAGCAAATACATTTTTTCGTGCTAGACATGCAGTAAGAGGTGATGCTGATATTAAGATCAGTATGGCACTACATACTACATTTCAAAGCATTAGAAAAGCATGGAAAGACTTCGATGGCAGTCACGTAGTATTCTGCTTGGAAGGACGTAGTTGGCGCAAAGACTATTACGAACCATATAAACGTAATAGACAAGAAACTCGTGATGCACTTACTCCTTCGCAACAAGAAGAAGAACAAGTATTCTGGGAAACGTTTGATGAGTTTACAGGATTTATTCGTAACAAAACAAATTGTACTGTATTACAACACAAACAACTTGAAGCAGATGATTTGATTGCAGGCTGGGTTCAAGCACACCCTAATGACAATCATGTTATTATTTCAACTGACGGTGACTTTGCACAACTTATTGCACCTAATGTTAAACAGTATAATGGTGTTATGAAGACAACCATTACACACGAAGGGTACTTTGACGAAAAAGGTCAACATGTAATCGACAAGAAAACAAAACAAGCAAAGCCTGCACCTGATCCACAGTGGTTACTATTTGAAAAGTGTATGCGTGGTGATACAAGTGATAATGTGTTTAGTGCATATCCAGGTGTTCGTAAGAAAGGCACTAAGAACAAAGTTGGTTTGCTAGAAGCATATGACGATAAAGATGCTAAAGGTTACAACTGGAATAATCTTATGCTACAACGTTGGACAGATCATTTAGGAGAAGAACATCGTGTACTAGACGACTATACTCGTAATGTTACACTTTGTGACTTAACAGCACAACCTGATGATATTAAAACTTTAATTGCTACAACTATTGCTGAAGCAATTGATGGTGCAAAAGATATTAAACAAGTTGGTGTGCGACTAGTACAGTTTGCTGGTTCATACGAACTAAACAAAATAACAGAACAGGCTCAGTCATTTGCTGAACCTTTAAACGCAAGATACGGAGGAAAACATGCAACAACTATTAGCCAAGCAGTTAGTGCCTAATAAGTTTTGGATTGTACAGGACAGAGGTAGAAAAGTTGGTACACTACAAAAAGATACTAACTGTTACTATCTAGTCACAAAACTAGAAAAAATTAAGTTTGACACCATCGACGAAATACATCAAACCTTCGGCGATAACTTCTTTGAACAAGTTAAACAAAAGATTGAAAAGCAGGAGCAAACGCACGAGGTATACAATTACCCAACAAGCACAAAGCCTTTTAATCCTTTGTACGATGTTAAAAAAGGCTTACCACTGTTTAGTAAAAGCAAAAAATCAAAAAGCCTTTACTGTGCAGGATATTACTGTATTAGATTTGACAAAGGTTGGGTTAAATCATTCTGCCCTAAACTTATAACACTACAACGTTATGGGTTTGAAGGACCATTTACAACAGACTTAGAAATGAAGGAAACATTGGCACGTGTCTCGAAATCCTCTTAATACTATCGCTATCGAAAACTTCTTGCAATCTGTTAAGGTAGCACAACGTACATCTGCTAAAGAACTTAAACTTGATGCAAAGCAGTACAGAGACCTTGCAGATAGCATTAGTATGGTTATGACACGCCTAGTTGAACTACAAGATTCACAACAATCTGTTGATCCTGAAGTAACTATACAGATGGACGGTGGTAAACTTTAGTAAAAAAGGATAAATATATACGTAGTTAATAAGGAAATTACGTATATGAGTAGACCTAAACCAAATGTACTTTTAAAGTACATCGATAAAAATACATTTAGAAGTGAAGAAGTTCTAGCCGCAGAGGCTATCTGGGCAGTATTTTATCAAGGCAAACCTTTTAATTTAAAAAGCAGTAGTGCAGTAAGTCCTACTCCAGGACCTAAATACAAGAAGGTAAGTTTTAGTAACCCAGGTCATGCTCACAATCTAGCAAAAAAATTAAACAAACTGTTTCAAACAGACGAATTCAAAGTAGTAGAATTAACTAACGGAAAAATCCTGTAATGGACAAAAAGACCGCCTACACTAAAACATTCTTAATCGCGGCTGAAAAAGACACTAGCGAAGAAAGTCTTAAGAAGTATCATATGCTGTTATGGCAGAACATTCGAGAAAAAGGCGATAGCGGACTGCGTTTAACCAAAGAAGGTTTTGAGTTTGTTGTTGATCAAGCAGATTTAAAAGTTCACGAAATACAATTTCCAAACGATATACAATTTACACCACAAGTATTCTTATACCTAGATCAATTTATTGATACACCATACTATGTTACTAAAAAACGTATCTATGTGCTAAGTGAAAAAATGGCACTACAACTTATGATGTTTGCTGGTGATATCAAACAGTACGGTCTTGCTCGTGCTATGGCAAAAGAACTAGAAGACTAGTTCATTTTGGACAGTTTTTTTCCAAAATAATTCGAAAAAATAGTTGACAAAATCCTGTAAGAGTGTATTATATAGATATAGTTAGTTAAACAAGTGAGGTAAAAAATATGTCAACACAAGCAACAGAGTCACGTACAGTTACTCCAAATGAAGCAAAAATGGCACTACGCCATGCAATGCTAAAAGGTCGTCCAGTATTCCTTTGGGGACCTCCAGGTATTGGTAAATCAGATATCGTTGGTCAAATTACAGATAGTTTTGAAGATTCGTTTTTGATCGACATCCGTTTGTCACTATGGGATCCTACAGACATTAAGGGTATGCCATACTATGCGGCAAACGATAACACAATGAAATGGGCACCGCCTGTTGAATTGCCAGACGAAGAGTTGGCAAAGAAATACAAACATATCGTTCTGTTTATGGACGAAATGAACTCAGCATCGCCGGCTGTACAAGCGGCGGCATATCAACTCGTACTTAATCGTAGGGTTGGTGCATACAAACTACCAGACAACGTAATGATTGTTGCCGCTGGTAACCGTGAAACAGATAAAGGCGTTACATACAGAATGCCTGCTCCATTGTCCAACCGTTTCCTACATTTGGAAATGCGTGTT